TCTTTCATGTGGCGCAGTGCACCGTACATCAACCGTGCAGAAATGATGGCCTCCATAGTCCTAGTCATAGCCACATTAAAGTTGTTCTCCAGCACAGCGTTGTGTGCGTCCTTCAGTGCCTTCTCTGCCTCCATGCAGGGTTTCGCGTAATCAACAATCTCCATAGCTTTTTCCATATCCAGCCTCACAGTTCAAAGGTAATTCAAGTGCCCACTGGGGACGTAGGCGCATACATAGTTCAACGTACTCTTTAGCAACTTCAGCCTCGGCCTCGGGCACGATGATGGCAATGGCGTCATGGACGGTCATCACCACACGGTACTTCTTGGCAATCATCAGCATCTGCTCTCCGATGATGATACGGGCTAGGGCTTGGCACACGTTCTCAATCACCTTGCCGCCGTAGATGCGGTTGGGGATAGTGGCTTTGCCCTTCTTGGTGTCGTAGACGATTTCGGTTTTGCCTTCCTCGTTCTCGTACAAGCGCAAGTTGGGGTACTTCAAGCGCAAGCCATTCGGCAGAATGATGCCATCTTCACCCTGAACGGATAAGAGACCCCCGCGCCCAAAGGACGTTTGCTGCTTCTGTAGTATTGCCTTGAGTGCAGTACCTGCTGCCCCCCACAACGCCACAATCTGCGGGTATGTCAGGCGGTATGTGTCGATGATGCGCTTGGCTTCATCTAGGGTTACTTCAACGCCGAAGTTTTTGAGTTGGGCTTGAAACTTGGCTGCGCCCATGCCGTACCCCGCACCGAGGATGGTGGTCTTACCCACGAACCGTTCGTCTTTTGTGATTTCGCTCTCGGGCTTTCCGTAGATGGCCGAGGCCATTATTTTGTACACGTCCTCGCCGTTATCAAACGCTTGCACTAAGTCGTTCTGCCCAGCCAGCCATGCCAACGTCCGCGCCTCAATCTGCGAAGAGTCTGAGTCCAGTATCACATAGCCTTCAGGGGGAATGATGGCAAACTTTAATGGCGAATTGCGCGGTAGGTTCTGTAGGTTCACCTTGTCATCACCGCCCCAACGCCCCGTGTGTGCTGCGTAGTAGCGCAGGGGTACAGGTAACGCGCCACGCTTGGCAATCCCAATGAACCGCTCGGTGCGGGTCTCTTCAATGGTGGACTTTGTACCTAGCCGTGCAGCCACAAGTGTTTGTACGTAATTGTTTGGGTGCTCAAGCAACGCCTTGAACTCTTCGTCGGTCTTGGAGAACGCATACGTCTGCTTACCCGTGGTGGGGCTCTTCTTCATCGGCGGGACTACACCATTTTCCCGCAGCAACTCAGCAAACTTTGGGTTACTCATTAGGGTATCTTTGTTGTACGCACCCAGCCAATAGGATTTCCTCTCCTTCACCTCCTTCAAGTGGCTTTCCAACACATTCCTTGCCAACTGCAACACCGGCTCGGTAAACATCTTGATGGTCAGGTCAATGAGTCGCAACTCAGTCGGCGGGAACTCCCCGCTCATGGCATTGAACAGCTTCCACGTCAGGGTCACATCGTTCTTGCAGTAGTCACCGTACCTTGCAAGCTGGTCGGCGGGGAACGCCTCGCGGCGTAACCCCAAGGCATTGACTACCTCCGTACCCTTAACGCCAAGGCCATAGTGGGATGACAGCACAGCCAAGCTGCCGCCTACCTCCGTTCCATGTAACGCACGGCCCATGCTCAACGTGTCCAGCCACCCCTTGGGCTTGATACCAAAGTGGTTAGATAGGATGAACCCGTCAAACATAGCGTTATGGGCTAACGCAAGTGAGTTACTCCAGTCGTAGCCCGACAAAAACTTCGCGGTCTCCACCATGCTTCCGGTGAACCACTCGGGCTCACCATCGTTTACCTGTACTGCAACACCGATAACCTCAAACTGTGGGTCACGTATGTACTCCTCAGTGGTGTACTTCTTCAGCCCATAGTCCGAAGAGTAGTACGACTCAAAATCTACCGTGATGATGTTCATTTGTACGGGTTTTGAGTGTTGAGTGCGGGGTTGTAGTCGCTGCTAAGGAGACCCTGCCCGATGGTGTTTTGCCGCATGGCTTCGTGTTGGGCGTAAGCAATTTTCTGCCCCTCTGCCCTTATCTGCGCCGCACCGAACGCATCGTTGAGACTACTGCCTATTGCCGTGGTCACCTGTCCCCTAGTCATAGGCGAACTAGACCGCACCTGTTTCATCGTTTCTTCTTCGCTGTCCCGCAGCATCCTGCGCACAACAAGCTCGTCAAACTCCTTGCGCCGTACCCCTTTCAATGCCTCGTGCAATGCGCCCTTCTCGGGCTCGGTCATCACATCGCGGAAATTGGGGGCAAACATGAAGCCCCATTTACTGGCGTCCCCGTAGAACTCTTCGGGGTTGGATTCCATACGGCCTAGTAGTGCACGTACACCTGCTGATAGTTCGCTCATTTTGGCTCCTTCATAAATTTAAGATAGTTCCCAAGAACGGACACGTTGTCTTCGTTAAGGATGCAAGTTACGCCCCCAGCGGATTCAATGTCACGCAGATTCTTGTCTTGTAGTGCGGTGGTCTTACCGCCATTGGCTTTGGCTTCGATAGCCACAAACTTACCGTTGACGCAGCATAGGAAGTCGGGAACCCCTGCATTGCCATACCCCGTGCCAATCGGCATCGCATAGTAGACCCCATGCTCTTTGAGGATAGTTTTGATTTTGTCCTTGACCTTAGCCTCGGGAGTCTTAGCCATTCATCACCTCTTGGTAACTGAACTTTTTGCCGAAGCAGTCAGCTACCAAAACGGTGTCGTTGCTCATGTACTCAACTTCACCCTTGTAGGTGTATGCAGTCTTTGGTACTTGCACAAGATTTTTAGAGAAGCTAAGGCCCAAGAGGGTAGGTCGCCATAGACCGGAGTGCTTTGCATCAGGGTCACTGCTTGGTAGGCGCTCGACTAAATTCCACCAACGCAAAGTCGGTAGTTGGTTTGACCGCACAAGCCAACGTGGGGCTGTTTCAGGTACGTCCACCCACCCATGTTGGTTAGCCCGTGCCTTGGTTAGCCAAATCAATGACCGACACATTGTCTCGTTGATGTTGCGGGCGTATATCCTGCCCCATCGGGTGCAGCAAGGGCAGTGCCCTCCATCAGCCGCTATTGTCATGCGCCATGTTTCACGCGCAAGTTCTAATGTATCTAGCATGAGTCACTCCAGTAGTTTTTCAGGCCCCCAATGTAGCACAGTATTGGACTTTGTCAACGTCAGAAACAAAAAAACCGCCCGAAGGCGGTTAGGGGTTTCCCTAACAATGTTAGGTCGTGTGGGTCTCCTGTAGCTTGGTGGCGTACCACACCATCTTGCCAATGTCTTGCTTCGCATCATCCTTGTAACCCACTCGGCTTGTGTACTTCAGCACGTTGCCTTTTAGGTAGCCACGGAATTCCTCGGGTGTCAGCTTGGCCTTGATGAAGTCGATGACCTCGATACCGCCTACCTTGTAGTGGGGTGGGTGGTTGACCATATCTTCTTTGGGCTCTTCCATGGTGATGGGTAGTTCAACTAACCTAGACGCAAACGAAGTGTTGCTTGTAGCCACGGCTACTGTCTCCCACGCATCTTTATCGCGTGTTTTGTACTTGCGCTTGGGTGCGCCGTACCTATTGTCCCTCCACAGCGTGCTGTGCACTATGCTAGGCTTTATGCCTAGGTCTTTAGCTACCGTTGCGGGTTTCGCATTGGGGTGCAGTTTCAAAAAGGCGCGAACCTTGTGTGCCATGCTGTTCTTAAATATTGCCATTGCTAGCTCCTTGTTGGTTGGTTACGTACTCGGTAAGAATTTCACGAATTTTGGCTTGCTTTGTGTACGGGTGGTGCGTACTGAAATAGTCCAGCACATTCCTTGGTAAACGCAAGCTCGTAGCAAACAACGCTGGCTTCTTACTAGGGCCACGTCCTTTGCGCTTTGGTATAGGTTTCAGGTGTTCAATTCCGGTAGTCATGTTCGTTCCTAATAAGTGCTCGACCTACGTGAACGCACGTAGCCGCTGTGTGGTGTTATCAAGTCAAACCTTGGCTCATCGTAGAACTTACGGCCATGCACCGAACCGCCATTGTGGAACTTCTCCGGTGCTACCTTGCGTATAGCCGCAATCACATTGTCTAGCTCCGTGTTGTCCACGCTCATGTCTTCTCGCTTTGGCCGTGCTGCCCATACCAGCATTTGCTGGTGTTCGATGCTAAGCATTGTTCTTCTCCTTAAACCATATTGAGTAATTCATTAAACCGAATCGGCGCACTTTTTTCTTGGGCGTTCAAATTTCCGTTTAGCTTTGGCTTTAGTACGTGGATGTACAACGACTCAAGCTTGTCCAGTAGGTCAACATCACATGGTACAAAAGCGTACTTATCAAACTGCTTATTCACATGCTGGGCAATACGCGAGTAGACGTTGACAGACTGACCAACGTAGACCACTTTGTCATCCTGTATCAAAAAGTAAACCCCACTTGCTAGCTTCCAAGGTAGTGCAACCTTCACAATTTCTTCGTAGGTAAGCAATGCTTTGTTAGTAAGGGCTGCTGAAACAGTGCTCATCTTCTCGCCTTGGCACAACTCGGTTAGCCGTATTTCCAAAGCAACAATTTTTATTCTCAGGCCATCCGCATAAATCAATGCTTCTTCCCGTGCTTTTGCAATTCTGTCCAAGTTCGCCCTGCGCGTAGCAACTGCTTTTTGCGCGCTTGCCCGACGTTCCTCGGGGGTTTTGAGGTTCATCCGTTCTTCTCCTGTGGTGGTGTGCAAGTATGGATAACAGTCTTGTCTGCCGTGCGTTTACCGCACCTCTCGCAGAAGTTCCACTCCCGCTTGGCCAGTGCTGCTTTCTTGCCGTCGTAGTAACCGCTTTGGTACGCGATGGTCAGAGCATCAGACTCCTTCTCTACACCGCAATCACACGGCCCCGCAGGGTATGCTGGCCCGTTATGTACCGCACAGTCTGACCAGTGCAACTTATCCGCAGCCATAGTCCTCTTAGCGGGAAAGCCGCCGCCTTGTCTGCGCTCAATTTCTTCAAACGCTTCGTCTTCAGGTGTTTTCATATCAACAATCCCCACACAACTGCACCAACGGTGACTACGAACAGCACAAAGCAAAAGATGGCAATGATGGTCTTCATCAGGTCAATGAAAAAATCACCGCCCGCGTCAGTGTCATCGTCTTGGCTCATACCTCGTTCTCCTCGCTTGCCATCGTGTAGGAGTCAACCAGTCGGCGCAACTTTTTGTCCTCCCCTGCAATTAACGTAGCAATGCGTATGCGGTCACGCTCTAACGCCTTGAGGGTGGCGGTCTGCACGGGTTCTTCAGTCCCTTTCATCACCAAATCAATACATGTTGAACGGGCGTAAAAAAATCCTGCGTCGTGTCCTTTTTTCCAGTCGTCGATGTTCATTTCGCCTTCCTCACGACAAGCATCGCATCTGCCATTAGCTGTGTGGCATGAGCTAGTTCAACATCTCCTACTGACTTAGGAAGGTTTCCACTTGAAAGCATCCCATGCAATGCAACCCCAGCGTAGTAATCATGCAGGGTCATGTCCTTGGCAAAGCCGCCTGTCTTTTGCATCCATGTTGGGTCGATGGTTGTGGTGTCTTCTTTCATGCTTGTTCTCCTTTAAGTTCACTCACTCGACGTGATAGCCGCTCGATGCGGTTGGCGTTGTACTCAACCATGCTGTACGAATAGTCACACGCAGACTCGGCTTCGAGCTTGGCCCGCTGCGCTTGCACCAGTTCTCGCGCTGCCATCTCCAACGGGGTCGGCGTAACCAGCAACCGTTTCATTAGGTCTTTCATTTGCACTCCTTGGTGAACACCGATGCCACGGTATGGCATTTGGGTTGGTAGGTGGCGTAACCCACATAGAACCCCGCCACGATGATGGTGCAGACCAAACCTAACAATGTTAGGAAGTCAATGATGTATTTCATGCTTGCTCCTTCTCCGTAAACCCTTGCAACACTTCCAACTGAAATTCCATCTGCCGCTTTGCGCTTTCCCAAAAGCTGATTAGAGCGTGGTGATGCACAAACCATGCGAATACACGCATCTCGGGGGTTAGGGTCATGCCTACCTCCTTCGCTATTTCTTCGTAGCTTTTCATTTGGTACTTGGGCAGGTCTTCTCCGTATATTTTCATGCTTGCTCCTCGTCTACTTTCACAACAAACACTTCGTCGTTCACTCGGCAACCTACGTCACTGAGGAAGAATCCAGCGTCCACTAACTTGAGCATGCCTAGCTTTCCTCTCATGCTCTCAGGCAATGTATTGTCATCGTAGATTTGTACATTGTCATCTATTCTAACTAAGTACTTACCCGAATCTCTCACAATCAAAGCTGCGATTTGTCGGTCGAATTGGCGGCGAATCTCCTCGATGGACTTCACCTCCATCTGTAGTTCCTTCTCGCCTTGTATGTGCGCTAGTACTCCGTCTCTAAGGCGTGGCTCCATGTCGCTCACGTAGGTTAGAAACGCTGCGTACCCCGCGCCTTTGGCGTACTCCATCATCGCCTCGCTGATGCGGTACTCATGCTTGTTCAAAGCTCGGGTTTTACCGCTCTCCTGTTGATTGAGGAACCTATCGGCTTCCTTAGCTGCCTCGGATAGACGCTCGTTCGGGTTGCGCGGGAAGAATGTCTTCTTGACCTTGAGTACGGCCTTGTCCACATCCTTGGTCTTGTACTCGCTACCTCGTGTTCTGTTCTCGCTTATGCGGTGGTTGCCAACCGCAATCACGTAGTCCCGCCCGTGGTACACGCGACCAATGCTGCCAAGCTTTTGCCCATTTAGCATTACCTCGAACGTGCTTACCTCATCGCCCATATTCACACGCGGCACTACGAACTGCCACAGCGGATACATCGGGGCCAGCTTCACAATCGTCTGCCTGAGCAGGGTGTGGGCTTTCAGAGTCCCCTTGACGTAGCCGTTCTTAGCTATCTCGGGGCTCAGCACCACGTTGTTGAATTCAAATATGTTCATGTTTACTCCTATGTAGTTACGCTTAACTCTTATCACTCTTACCACTCGAACCGCTTGAGGATGTCGTCCACCTTGGACTTCAACTCACTACGCGAACCCGCATCCTCTTTGATGCTCTCGATGTCCGCACCTAACATTGTTAGTTCTACCTGCCTACGTGCTTCCTCCAACGCAGGGTCGTTCGTCACGTTCAGCTTGGTCAGCAGAGAACACAACTCGATGGGGTTGGTAATCAGCGTGTCGTGATACCGCTTCTTCGCATCATCGCCTTCAAGGTCTGTCAGCTTCTCAGACATGCCGACCAGCATCTTGTGCAGTCTGTCCCACGGCTCGCGCATCGCCTCGGCGAGCTTGGTCTCCTGTTGCGTAACGAACTCGGCTCGCATCTCCTCCAAGTCATACGCAGGTATGTCCAGTCGGAAGTCACCAGCCTCGGGCACAGGCTTCACCGTGCGCCGGAACCCGAACTTGGTCTTCACCGTATCAATGTCGGGATAGTCCTCGGCCTTGTACAGCCCTTGCAACGCAGTGGGTGCTTCAGCCACCAGCCTCGGGTACTCGACGTAGAAGTTGTTGCACATCATGTCGAACGTCTGCTCGAACCCATTCATGGTCTGCTTGTATTCCATGAACAACGCCGTCGGTAACATGCGCTCACCCTTGTCAGCCCACGGCAACGTGTGCTTGTTGTGATACAGCCGAACCCGTGCAGCAAAGTCCGAGATGTCTTTGCGTAGGCTAGTACCTGCAAATAGATTCTTCTTCGTCTGTGACGCACCACGTACCGCCCCCGCATCGCTGTTCACCTTGTCGGTAATCTCGCGGTCAATCTTCGATGCAGGCCACACGCTGATGTTCAACTCCACTAACAATGCGCTACTACTAATACTCATTTCAGTTCTCCTTCAAAAGTTTGATAAATCCTTCAGCCGCTTCTTTCGTCAGGCCACTCGCTAACACTTCAACAACATCTTGATGAACAAGGTTTCGTTTCACCACCACGTAACCCTCGGGAACAAACCTGTAACTAACCTCGTACCTGTAGCTATCAAGGTTCGGCATCCTCGGGTCAAACGCTGCCCTTGGGTCAGTCCACCCGTGTGCGTACTTGTCTTTAGTCTTTGACATGGACGGTCTTCCCGTTCGGTGCGACCTCGGTGTTACCACCTACGATGCACCACAGCACCTCGGATGTCCACTCGGAACCCCAATCACTGCCCACGTAACCATCGGTCAACATGATGATGCACTCGGGCTTGATGTTCTTCTCCTTCAGGTACGTAGATACGCAGCTTGGGCTCGTGCCGCCACCGCCTTTAGGTTTGGTAGAACTAACAATGTTAGATACCGCCCCGCCCTCGTACACCTCATGCCCTGCCACATCGCAGTCCCAATACAGCAAGTCCACCACCTCGGGGTTGACCTCCTCGGCGATACCTTTGACCTCGGACAAGAACTCAGCCAACTCACTGCTACCGATAGAACCGGATGTGTCTATGGCAACCACAAGATGACCGACCTTCTCACCAATCATGCTAGGCATATACACGCCTGTGGATAAGAATCTACGGTTGGGCCTACGCCAGCTACTCGCATCCTTTGCATTGCATGTGGCTTTCACAAACTCACGTAGCACCTCGCGCCAATCCACCTTGGGCTCAAGCAATCCTTCGAGTTCGCGGTCGAGCCCACCTGCGCCAGTTCCCGCAATCTTTTGATGCGCCATGATGCCTTGACGTATGGCTTGGTCAATCTCCTTGAGCAACTCTTTCTTGTCTGCATCAGACATGCCTTTGGCATCGGCCCAATCATGTATGTCGAACCCGCCTTCACCGTCACCACTTTGGCCACCGTTCTCCTTCTTCTCCTGCTTGAGAATGTCGAACACTTGCTTGGTATTCATACCTCGGAACCGCTCGTCAACTAGGCCCATGCGCTCACCCTTGTGCGGGCCATCCTTGTACCTCGGCATGGCTACCAGCGTCTCGTTCGGGTCTATGTCTTGCAGTTGCAGGTTGATAACGTAGTCACACGCTTGGTTGGCTGTGTCGTGGTCTTCGTCATGCAGCTTGCGCCACGTAGTCAGATGCCGGTACATCTTGTGATACCCCTCGTGTGCTACAAGGAAGTTCAACTCCACGTCACGCAACTCTTTGATGAACGCCCGCCCGTATCGCTCGTCGCGCCCGTTGGTACATGCAGTCGAGATGTTGTCGTCCACCCGTGTCGTGCCCACCATCAAGATGCCCGATAGCAGGGCAAACTTAGGACTACGCATCAGCGCAATCTTTGCCTTCTGTAGTTTCCGTTCTTCTAACATTGTTAGCTCCTTCTTGGTTACTGTTAATAGTCCGCTTCAATCTGTCTACTCACACTCAGCACATACGATGAGTCGTGCTGCTCCTGCTCAACATCGCCGGTGTCCTCACCTATGCGGACGAACTCAAAACACCATTGCTTGCCCGTCTCCTGCCCCTCTATCAGGTCTTGGTACTTTGTCTTGAACGCATCGAACGCTTTCACGTCGTCGTAGCCCTCGTACCACTTCACGTTTTCATACTTCATCTCGTACCCGTAAATACGGTTGCTACTTATCTCCTCCAAGTCATGCAAGTCCTTGGGGTAGTTCTCATCCATGTACAGCTTTAGTACAGGCAAGTCCTCCTTGTGCGTTGTGTAGAACAACGCATGCACATCACTTCGGTATCCCATGTCATCCATCCTTTCGTAGTTAGTTAAGTCCCATGTCATTTCGGCTCCCGCTCGATACTTATCAGCATCTTCAGGGTCGCTATCACTTGGTCAGGGTCGCTCGTTTCCAGTAGTACTCGTCGCGTCTTCGTAGTCCTTGCATCGTTTGGCTCCCACTTCACTAAGATGTACCTGTACTCCGCTGCATCTAAGTCCCACATCACTCGACGCTCCATGCCCACTTGGTAGCTGCCGTTGTGCCCCCTGAGTTGTTTCTCAAGCCATTGAATCTCCATGGTTTTGAGTTCAAGTTTCCTTGCCTCCTTTGTTATGGGTGCGTACATAGCCATTGGTACAGCCATCTCAGAGTAGGTCTTGGTTCTTCGCAACCCAGTCGGCGAACGCCTTGCAACTGAACGCAATGTTCTGCTTCGTCGGGGTCTTGGCGATGTTGATGGCGAACACCGATTGCCACTCGGGTTCAAACCGTTCCAAGTACGTCATAAATGGCGTGATGGATTCCTTGGTGATACGGGAGATTGCACCGAACACAACGATGGCACATGCACCGGAGCTTGTAGGTATGCGCGTATTCTTAGGGTCGGCAATCGTGGATTCCCACGTTGGCAGTTGGTCGGAGAACTCGATGTACGCTTGCATGTCTCGTGCACCTGACTCGCCGATAGCACCAGTCAACGCCGCAATGATGGACTCGTGGTCGTTCTGCTTGCGTGTCCTAACAATGTTAGATGCTGTCTCCAATGAGCGAGGGGATACGAACGCACCCATAGCCTTGCGGGGATTGAAGATGTACGGGTTGTCGCCCTGCCCACCATCGGTGTAGCTTGCCAATACTTGCGGGAATCGGTTCACCCACGCAATCACCTCGGGCTCGATGTCGCTGTTCATCGCCCACTCAATCCACTCATCCGATGTCGGTTTCGCCACCGTCAACTCAACGATACGGTTCTTGGTGTGAGCTTTCAGGTTGTCGCCCACGCCATCGCTGCCTTGGTTGCCGGTCAGGAACACAACGGTCTGTTTGTCTCCGTTTTTGGGTATTGGTATGTCACCCAAGCGCGGGTTGGCCTTCTCTAGCATGGGGTGCAGCATGTTCTTCACAGGGTCTGCGCCTTTACTGAACTCGTCGAGCATGATGACCAGCGGCTTGCCTTCGTGCAGCTTGAACCGTGCGTTCGGGTAATACTTTGTAGTACGTGTCTCGTGGTCAACCACAGGCATCGCAATGTCGCCCAAGTCCATATTGGGTACGTCGATATACGCATGGTCATAGCCAAGCCGGTCGGCGATTGCCTTCAGCATTGAACTCTTACCAATGCCCGGCTCACCACGTAGCATGAACCGAATCTCGGGGTTCGTGCAGATGAGATTCACCGCTTGCTTTAGGGTCACGGTCTTACCAAAAGTTACTTCAGCCATTTTTAACTCCTATATAAAAATAAAATCTAACAATGTTAGGAAACACAAACAAACTCTAATAAACAAACCTCTCCCTACTCAGCCTATATTGTAACACAATGTAATACTTGTGTCAAGTCAAAAGGGACGCGAATTCCCCCATTTACGTCCTCTCAGGCATCCAACCACGGTACTTGCCCGATGGCACTTGGCCGACCTTCAACTCTGACCAGACCAGAACATCTTGTGCATGCGCTCGTAACAGTAGCTCATCGGCAAGTTTCCCCACTTCATCCGCTGGGACTTTGGCAGCGTTGTGGCTGTACGTGTTTTGGTTGCAATGTCTTAGCAACATAGCGAGTGCCTCGTTGTGGTTCTCGTGCCTTGTCTCCTCGGGCTGGTCTAACCTGATGTAGTCCATAAGCCCCCACATCAACATATCAACCCCCAACTGAGCCCCACTAGTTTCGTCCCTTGTTACGTTTATCACCGCATACGGTTTCTGTCGGCGGCCCCACCGTCTTGGCTCTATCATCTCGGAGCGTAGGCTCACCATGCCCTTGATGTAGCGCAGGAAGTCTGCGTATTTTTTACGCACTGCGTTGGCAGCTTTTCGGTTGAGCCGATACTCGTACAACGTGTTGAATTGCGTGATGCGCCAGTTCCCACCCGCATGAATCATGGTGATGCCCTTGTCCTTGGGGATGGTGTACTTGTGCACATCGCCCTCGGCATTACGCGCCTCCATGATGGTGTTACGTCTAGCCCCGTAACAGGAAACGCCCAGCACTTGGCAAATGAATTGGTGCGTACTGATGCTGCTCCACCCATCGGTCTTGACCACCACGTCCCCGTTGGGCAGATAGGTAACCACCGGCGTTTTGTACAGCACGAACTCCACGTTCGCACCACTCATCCGCACCGAGTAGGTGTCCACATCGCGCCGCGCCCCCAAGGGTCGAACCTCCGGTGACCGGCCACGTATCGGCTTAGTCGTATCGTGCAAGTACTTAGCATCCGCGTATGTAAAGCAACGCTTTACTTCTTTCACTGTTTGATGTCCCATCTCACTCTCCTTGGTTTAACAATCTATACACCTTCAGCCTTGTCAGGCTTGGGAACTTGGCAGCGAACCGTTCCTTCGCTGCGCCTTTGTT